AAACCACCCCGGTGGCCCATTGCTTCCACTCTAAGCGCGTCTGGGCCTGGAAGGAGAACGAGTACGCCATCATTAAGGCCGACTACGGCTCGGAGGTGGAGAATGGCCGTACCAAAACGGACGATGGCCTTGTATTCTTCATCTTTGACAAGAACGAGATTCAGATAGCCAAGCAGGTGGGCAAGAAGGCCGACTACATCTTTGAGGTTGAGCTTTACTACAAGCACGATATGGGCAAGATGCCCTGCACTCGTTTGGGCGGTATTTCGGTGCAGGAGCAAGGCGATTACTACTTCCAATCCTTCTACACCCCGGCTATCCCGGCTCTTGACCAAGCCGTGTGCGATTTCAGCACCTTGCAGATGTCCAAGTACAGCCACGCCTTCTTGCAGAAGTGGGAGTATGTGGATGAGTGCGATAAGTGTAGCGGTTCGGGATACACCGAGGAGGCTTTAGGCTTTGAGGAGAAGGTTGCCATTGCTTGCTCCAACTGCGGTGGTTCTGGCACGAAGCGGATGTTCGGGCCGATGTCGGTTTACCAGGTTCAGACCCCGAATCGTTTTACCTCGGAGGTGGAGACGAAGGTGAACATTCCTCCTGCCGGGTTCATTGACTTGGATCCGCAAATCCTTGACTTCCTAAACAAGCAGGTTATTACGAATATCCAGATGGCTTTTGAGTTGTTGTCCATTGATGTAATGAACAACGAGAAGATTTCGGGAAGGGAAACCGCCACGGGTAAGGCCATTGACCGGGAGGAGCTGTATTCCTTCCTGCTCCGCTTTGCCAATACGGTCTTCCACGACTTTGAGTTTGCTATCAGCACTATCGGGGTGATGCGGTATGGCGAAGGCTTTGCGATGCCTGCCGTGAGGTATCCGCAGAACTTTGAGATGCGTACCGATGCCGAATTGACCGCTGAGATTGAGAAGGCCCCGACCTTCAGCAAGGCGATGTTGGCGCAGCAGTATTTGGAGACCCGATTCCCCATTCAAGAGGAGAAATCAGCGATTATGAAGTTGGCGGTTCAGGCCGACCCGTTGTTCAACCTTGACACGAAAGATGTCTTGGCGTTGGTTTCTACCGGACTTGTCCCCAAATGGAAGGCCATCCTTCACTTTGAGTTGGAGTCTTTGATTCGTACTGCCATTGACCAAAACGAGGCTTTCTTGACGCTGACCTTGGAAGAGCAAAGGGAAGCCCTTTCTACCCTTGCGAAGACCCTCGTGCCTGCCGAGGAAGCCCCCAGAACGATGACTCCGCAGAGCGTAATGAACGCGCGTACGGCCGTCCCTGCCCCTGCCGAAGAAGAAGAGGAAGAGGAAGAGGAGGAAGAAACAACCTAACCTTAACCAATGACTTTAGAAGAGATTGCGGCCTCCAAGCAGGAAGGCTTGGACACGATTGGCGAGGAATTTGGGAAGAAGGTTGACAAGTCGCAGGATGAACTGCTTGTTTTACTGCTTTTAATGCTCTCTAAGCTCTCCTACGACACCGAAGGCAATCTCCTATCCACCACCGACAATTACGCTCGTGTAGAGGCTCTGATGGCCGAATTTAAGGATGCCGTATCACGGAGCAGTTATTACGATGCGTTGGTATTCTTGGCGAAGAAGATTGACACGCAGGCCGACTTGACCAAACAGTATTACGACAAGTTGGGCTTTGATGTAAACTCGGCTTCGGAGGTCGGTTACGAAGAGCAGATGCGGTCTATGTTTGACGATTTGACCAACCTTGAGACGAATCTATACGCTTATATACGAAACTTTATCCTTGCGTCCATTGCTTCGGGTTCGGCCCGGTCGCTTTTGGAGGGAGGGATTACCGAGATAATGGTGGGCGGTGGCCCTGACAAGAAGGGTCGCTTGTTCAATATGGCGGTCTTGACTGCTGACACGATGTTTGCGGTGATTGACCGTTCGTTCACCTACGCTCTGGGCAAGGCTTTGGGCATTAAGAAGTTCAGGTATGCCGGAGGATTGGTGAACGATTCGCGCCCTTTCTGCGTTGCAAGGGATGGCAAGGTCTTTGATGAGGGGACGATTCGTTCGTGGGGAAGGTTGGGAGATTGGAAGGGGAAGATTCCCGGCACGGACGAGGCCACAATTTTCATCTATTTAGGCGGTTATAGATGCAGACATTGGCTTGTTCCGCAAGTTTGAATACCCATTTTTGTTTATATTTGCACCATAAACCCTTAAACATATGAATGATGAAATGAGAGGCAGGCGCATTCGCGCTATCAAGTCAAACGGTCAAGTCGTAATGATTAGCCGTGAGACCGCAAGAAGCACCGGGTTCTTGAAAAAGTACGGCATCCGCATTGAGGATGAAGCCTACTTGAATCCCCAAAACCAAGTGACCGAACGGATCTTGGAAGCCCCTAAGCGCAGGAGAGTGATCCAGGCAGAAGAGCCACAAGTTATTGTTTCGCAGTCTGCCGAAACGATGATGGAGCAAACCCCCGAAGTACCTCAAGAGGAAGAGGCTGAAGAGCCACTCGCCCAAGAAATTCCGACCGAAGAAACACCAACCACTAAAACCCGTAGAAAATGAGCGTAGATTCCAAAGAGATGGCCAAATGGCTATTTGACCAAGAGAAAGAGTTTGCATCCCTTGACGAGTTCAAGGAAGAACTTGCGAAGAAGTATGTGTCCCGTGAAGTTGCCGTTGACGATGAGGACATCCGCAATCGTGTAACAGGCAAGACCCTCGGAAGCCTTGAGACCAAGTTCAAGAGGGCTTTCAACTTGACCGAGGACGATGTGAAGGGCAAGAAACTGTCCGATCTGTTTGAGGTTGCCCAACAGCGTATCAATACGCAGATTGAGGACTTGAAGGAGCAGGCCAAAAGCACCGGGAAGGACGATGAGGGCTACAAGGCCCAACTCGCTGAGTTGAAGAAGCAGAAGAGCGAATACGAAACCTTAGCGGGTGAGTTGACGCAGAAGCTTGAGCAGAAGGAGGTTGAGTCGCAGAAGGCCATTGACAATTACATCATTAACCAAGAGGTGATGAAGATTAAGGGCAACCTTGCGTGGAGCGATTCTATCAACCAATTTGCGAAGAAGGGGTTTGACTTAGAACTCAACGAACGTTATATCTTTGCATTGTCGGACGGGAAGTTGGTGGTGACGGATAAGAACGGAAACCAGATCAAGAACGAGAAGGGGACCGGTTATTTGACACCCGAAGAGTTGGTTCGCACCGAGGCTGACAAGGCTCAAATGCTCAAAAAGGCAGGAGAGGCAGGAAAACCCGGAGCAGAGCCGATTCGGACAACGACCTCTGGCACAAAAGAAGGAACTCGCGAACGGTTCTTGCACCCAAGGGCCGCGAAGCATAGAGAAGAGATTAGCGCACGATGATGTGTCGGGGGGACAATAAGCCCCATAGTGCCTGGCTTGGCAAGAAATAGCCGACAAACCTTTCTTTCATTCCAAAAAAATGTCATACGCTTTTTCATCTTTCGTATCGTGTCCCGACATCCAAGGTCGTTTGGACGATGGCTATTTCAATGCCGATCCAACGATGTTCCCCGGACACATCAACACTCTTCGGGCTATCACCTCCCCGATGAACGAATCTGGTATCATCCAAAACCAGATTGACACCAAGAACGGCCACTACCGCCAGGTTGAGGTCGTGTACCAGCCTCGTATGAACGATGCCGGGACTTCCACTTCTGCTGAGTTGAACTGCGCTGCCGGGCCAACTTACGGAGAAACCTCTACCGTTTACAACATTGACCCTGCCACCGGTGCTTCTCGCAGGTGGTCGGTCAGCCTTGACGATTTAGCTCCTCGTTGTGAGAATGACGAGAACTATATCGCTCGGCAGTTGGCGATGAACCTTCAGGCTCTCAAGCGTTTTATGAACGAAGAGGCCGTGAACTACATCTCTACCAACTTCGGTAAGTTCCCCTTCAATGCAGGATCCACCGTAAACGGAGCGCGCACCTTGATGACCACCAAGACCAAAAACACCTCAACGGGCGTTTTCTTGGATGACTTCTTGTCCGATGTGACCTATCAGTATCAGCTTGCTGAAGGTTGGGATCGTCCTATCATCATCGGTGGTGAGCTTTCTCACAAGTATATGACGGCTCTCAAGTCGCATTGCTGTGCTACCGTAAACGTTGACCTTCAGGCTATGATGAACTCGGACGCTCAGTCCTACTTCTTCTTTGAGCCAAAGGCCGACACCACTTTCGGTGCAGGTGAGTTCGCAATGATTGCTCCGGGTGGCGTTCAGTTGATCCGCTACAATGCTTTCCGTGGTGCTTCCGGCATCCGCGTAATTGATGACCAGTCCATCAAAAAGGGTACGATTTCCGACCCTGAGACCGGGCTTGAGTTTGACTACTACGCTCAGTTGGATTGCAACACCTGGAAGTTCTTCTTGGGTCTTTCCTATAAGTATGTGGATCTCCCTGCCGACTTGTTCTTCAATGACGATGACTTGGCCGGTGTGAACTACGTCTTCAACGGATTGGTGAGCAACTAATCTCTGCTTGGGTTTAGTGCGAGAAGGGGGTGCGAAAGCATCCCCTTTTCTTTTTGTACCTTGTACCATTGATTTTTAGTAACTTTGCCTTATGAGTTGTTGGAATAATGTCATCGGGATTCGCGGCCTCTGCGACCCTGCTGTTGAGCCTATCAGCGGCCTCTACATCAATGATTTGACCGGCATTAGTCTGGCCGACCTTGATTCGGGGGTTAATGAGGAGGACAAGACGGCTTACACCTTGATTCAGCGCAAGATTGACCAAGCGGCCAATATGCTGAAGGCTGAGTCCTTGGCCTACTTGCAGAGCCGTTGGAACTATACCACTTCATCTTGGAATGGCGATTTGGGTTTCTATGCCGAGTCCGTTCAGCCTTTGGCTGCTTCGGGTGTGTGGAGAGGCATCGGGATGCGCTATCGGCAGGTGGATTACATCTCCGTGACGATTACTTCTTTGAGCCTCTTGTTGCCTTCTTCGGGCGTTGTCCCGGTTCGCGTGGTTGACTTGAGGACGGGCGTGACTTTGGACACCTTCAATGTCACCTCGGTGGCTAATTCGGTGACGAGGCTTGTGGTTAACAAGACCTACCAATCCAACGGTCAGATGTTGAATTTGGCGGTGCTTTACGATGCCACCACGAAGGCTTCTTTCCAGACAAGCTTGTATGCGACCTACGGATGCGGTGGATGTGGTCGGGGTTATCGTTGGTCGGAGAATATGCTTGAGCGGGCCATTGAGATACCCACAGGCGGTCAGTTGATTGAGAGCAACATTTCGGGGGGTGGCTTCACCGGTGGCTTGAGTGTTCAATACCAAGTCGCTTGCAGTTTTGAAGCATTGCTCTGCGCCCACGTTGCGCAACTTGGCTATCCCTTGCTTTACAAGACCGGGATGTTGTTGTTGAAGGAGATGGAGTTCTCCAAGAGGCTGAATGGGGTGATTGTGTTCAACCGGGATATGAATCAAGAGTTGAGCAATTACTATCAGGCTCAATACGACCAATATATGCAACGCTACTTTGAGCAAGCCACTTTGCCCGAAAACGGATGTTTTGCTTGTAGGCAGAGGGTGCGTCAGGCCTCCTTCATACCGTGACACTTGATGAATATATCACCAAGATTCAAGGGCAGAGTTCTTCTCTGAAGAACAATTTAGTCGCTGCCTTGGATGAGTCTGCGCCTGCAACGCATAGCGACCAGGTGTTGCCCCGCATCTTTGAGAAAGGCTTGAAGCCTGATTTGGGGAAGATTGGTAATTACGCAAGCGACAAGTACAAGGAAAAGAGGCGCAAGAAAGGCTTGCAGGTCGCGTTCATTGATATGAAATTCAGCGGTGAGTTGAAGAGCGAGTTCAGCAAGCCAACTCGTAGAGTTACCGGGAAGACCCCATCCATTTCTTTCAATGTGTTGAGTGCTGAAAATAAGGAGAAAGCCGTTGAAAATGAGAAGCGTAGGGGCACTATCTTTGGGCTGTCTGCTCCCGAAAAACAGTATTTCGTTGATTTATTGACCCGAACCTTTTTCGCTAAAGTCTTCAAATGATAGTTACCCAGGTTATTGACGAGATATTCGCCCGACTGAACGCTTACAAACTCGTTCGGCATACAGGCTTTGCGGAGTTGTTGCCCGATAGGGATGGCAAGATCATCCCTGCCGTTTACTGCTCCAACGGAGAGTATCGCCACGTTGTGGACGATTACGATTGGAGCGAGGGCATTGCCTTCATTCGCTACAATGGCCGGGAGCGCGCTGAGGTCACGGAGGAGAACAACTTCATCGGATGCCAAGACCTGCTGAGAATCGTTTATCCATTGCGCCTTGTCATTATCGGTCGCAGGAAGGGTAAGAGACCCTACGAGGTGAGTTCGCTCGTCCAGAGCAAGATTACGGGCCTCTACGAGTCTTTGGCGCAGACTGTCGGTGCGGTGAGCGTGGATGTGTTGGGTGTGAGTTCCGGGTATTCCATTAAGGAGAACCTGGAGAGCGAGTTTGAGGGGGCGAAGATTGCGTGGGACACGAACTTGTATATCATTACGCTTGACTTGGAGGTTGAGGTGGTGGGTGATGCTTCTTGTTTGAACACCGAAGAGCCTTGCGTTACTACGCCTACGCCTGCGGAGCGCGTCTTT